CGTTGTTCCGTTCCATCAATATTACTGAAATCGCCTGCAATGAACGCAGGCCCGTATTGTGACAAGACTTTAGCAAGCTTATCCCACTCAATAGACGTGGGATTAATACCTACTGCACTCTCATTATCAAGGCGGTTATGCATCATCCATGAGATGAAAGCTCCAAAATACATGCGCATCAAGACTGTTAAATCAAGAGGCGCTGCAGAGAAAAGACGGGATTTAAGAGCTTCCACTTTAGCAAATGGACGTTTCTCGTCTTTTAAATGATCTTCAAAAATAGCTTCTACGGCTTCGCCGAGAATAGCTTTCGCTATCCGGTTTTCAACCAACGAACGAAGCTCAGGGGAAATAACTTTATTATCAAAATCAATCCAACGCATCTTTCCTTTGCCAGGACGATCCACTTTAAAGGGGTAACCAGGAGAGGTTTTCTTATTGAGGGCACATAAGTATATGTCACCTTCTATTCCAAAAACAGCTTCCTCCATAGTTAACAACCTCCTTTGAACAGGGATTCTATGACAGGAAAAGATCTTGGAAATGTAATTTTGATACGCTTGGTCCAAAAATTTATCCTCCACCGGATACGGATGGTGGAGCAACTTCTGGAGGGCAATTGACATAGGGTCTATCAATTCGCCATCGCGTTTTTGGATCTTAAGGACAGCAGGGAGCTTATAAGAGGGGAGAACTTGTAATTCGCCAATAGGAGACTTGACGATAGATGTTTCTGTATTTCGATAATTTTGGACATAATTTGGACTGTAATTCAAATCAACTGAGGGTTCTTCTCGGGCAAGGAGAACTTTAAAATCATCGATAACAGATGGACCAGTATATCCACCACCACAATGAGCTGTGACACTCAGGGGCGGTGTAGGATCTTGAGCTAAAAACAATTTATCAACGTGAGCCAATTGTTCCTGGGTTACAATAAGACCTAACCCATAACCACCGGAAGTGGTGCCACCAAAATGAATAGCATAAGCACGGCGACCAAAAGGTAATCTTGACCAACGTGCAACACAAACAGCGCCACATGAGCCAGGACGACCCACATGATCATATTGAACATATTCAGGGGCAACCAGTTGCTTAGAGCCTCCTTCAAGGGTAGGCATATTATAACGCACTTGTTTAAAGTGTACTTGAACAGAAGGTACACCATACAAAAAGGGAAGGTGCGTTTTAGATAGATCTTTAAAAGATACAGGAGCGTTGTCGAGGCGATCAACCCCAACTAGCGTGGCTTTTCTTGATTCAGCTTGGAACACATCGCAAATTTGCAGAAAGTAATGGCGTATATTAGACATATATGGCACTGTTGCTTTCTGAGGCATGCGAACTTGTACTAAATCGATATCAGCAGAGCCCGAAGTATCTTTGAGGTAGTGATAAGAGCAATCTTTCCAGGGTATTGACAATTGGGACATTGTTACACCCTTTTGAGGAAAGGCGAAAGTAATAACAGATTTCTCATTTATATAAGTAAGAGAATGACCAATCATGAGAAAAGATTGACCATCAATGAAGAGTAAGTTAGCAAGGCA